AAAAATATTTTAAATCTTCATTCTCCAATACTCGATTAATATATTTATAATATTTTGGATTATCTAAAATTATTTTATTTGTTATTCCTAAATTAGTTAAACAATTACACATATCTGGACTAAAAAAATCTTTCATTTCAATCATATTATAACTATTGTCTACATTTCGATGTTCTTCTGGTGACAACCAATGTTTTGCGATCCCCCTTTCCAAATTAAAAATGTTTTTAGAAATCTTATCTGAATCTTTCTTATCATAATTAAGCATAATAAAAGTATCTTTAATTAACTTAATATATTTCTTTCTTATATCTGCAAATTTATTATTAAAATAATAATCTTTTTCTGGTAATTCTAATCCACCTTGTATAAAATATGGTCTAATTGTATCACTATCTTTTGAATCGGGTTCAGCATAAATATAAAATAAATTTGAGAAACCACTTTTTGTTAAAATTTCAAATATTTCATATTGTTTATTATTACTACGATTTTCAATCATAGTTAAATAAGTTGTTAATGGTGAAAATCCCAGTTCATCTCTTTGTTTAGTATTCATAAAAGAATTATAATATCCTTTTAACAATTTATTATTGGATTTTTCTATAATATTTTTAAGTTTTTGCATTGTTTCTTCGTACAAAACTTCACTTATCCCCCATGAACTATAATCATCCGGAATTATAACTTTGTCTTCCCATTTTCCATTTACATATTTATAAAAATCATTTTGTGGAGTATATTTTTTACTAAATTCAATCTTTTCCATAATTTTATTACTCATTTATATAAATATATTTGGATATTTTTATATAGTTTTAATTTTCATTTTAAATTTAAATTTAATTTTAAATTTCAATTTCATTTTCATGTAATAATTTATATACTTCTAATTGACACGTTCTTCCAATTCTCTGTGCCCTACCAATAACTTGATTCTCTAAATCATTTGACATCTTATGATAGATAATTACTATATCTGCATTTTCTAAATTAATTCCAGAACCACAAAATCTTGAATTAAGTAATAAAACATCAACCGATTTCTTCTTTTTAAATCTTGAAATAATATGTTTAATGCCACCACCCTTAATCTTTTCATATCCAATTTCGTTGTTTTTTAATACCTTCTCGATTTTACCAAAAGAATTATCATATTCAGAAAATATTAATATTTTTTTACCTTTGTTATTATTAATAATAATTTCCAATTCATCTATTTTTGTTTTTGGTTTATCAGTATCATCAATCTCATTTATTTTATTACTTTCATGTGAAATTAAAAAATTATTTGGGTCAATCTTTGTAGATCTACATAATGGACAAACTATTTGACCCCTATTTTGTTTTTTATAATCCAAATATTTAATAATACAATTCAGACAAAAAGGATTATTACAGCAATTAACAATTGTTTTATGTTCAGGTTCTTCAAAACAAATAGGACAATTATTTCCCTCTTTAATTCTTGCATGTATTAATTTTATTTTTGTTTTAAATTCTTCGATTTTTTGTTCAATATCTTTGATTTTTTTATTTTTAATTTCGTCATTGTCATATGTCATTAAATTAATCGCATTTAATTCAATGCGAAGATTATTAATATTTTTTATATATTTGTCGCATAATATATTAATTAAATTATCTTCACTTGTTGATTCACAACTTAAACTCTCAACCACAGAATCAATATCATTTGCATTTATCATATTAATCAATTCATTTCCAATTATTCCATTTAAAATTTTTGCAGCATATGGATTATTACATATAATTTTAAATATTTTATATGGAATTAGATCTAATGACGAATCAATATATTTATCTTCATTGCATAAAAATAAATTTTTTTTCCCTTTGAATGATACTGACCGCAGTGATATAAATAAATCTTTAATATATTTTGAACACATTATTCCATTAGTCCTCATATAAACATATCTCCCCCATTCATCTTGGACCGAATCTGTTTTAATTTTCCATACACCACTTGGTTCATATAAATTATTATAAGATGATGTTACGTACCAATGAAATGATGCATTTATTTTATCACATTTTGATATTTTAATACTATCAACTTCATCATAAAACACTCTTGATAAAATATGTGATGAAAATAATTGCTGTACTTTATAATGTTTTGAACTCGTTACTAATATTAAATCAAATTTTTCATAAAAATTAACATCATCTATAAGATCTTTTTTTGTTTTTATTCCATAATAATTTAAATTTGTAAATTTTGAAATATAATCTTTCCATTGATGATAAATTGTATGAGGTACAAATAAAATATTAATTGATAAATAATTTTCATTCTTTATTGTTATATTAAAACTATTTGATTCATGTGATACACCTGGATATGTATTAGAATTTTCTAAAAATTTATTTTTCATTATTAAGGCAAGTATCACAAATGATTTTCCAGAACCAACTTTATCACATAATACCCCAAAATCAGTATTCATATGATACTGTATATTTTCATATTGTGGGATTGGATAACGATAAAAATAATAATAATTTTTTTCTGTAATTTTACCTTTGATATATTTATTTTTCTCTAAATCCATACAGTGTTTCAATAATGTCAATTGGTGTGGAAATAGTTTTATATTCATAAACCCTTCTGGTTGAGTTGTTGTTTTAGAATTTTCATTTAATTTTATTAATTCCATTCGTAAATAATAATAAAAAATACTTTATAAGTATATTTATAATAAATAAAAATGGTTAAATTTAATATTTCTGGAATATATGGATTAAGCAAAGATAATTGGAACATAAAAATAAAATCAAAACGAATTAAACAAAAAAGAAATAAATATATGAATAGTATAAATAAATTAAAAAAAAAATTTATAAATAGAATTAAAAACAGATATGATTTTTTAGAAAATAATTTAGATAAAGATTTAATTACTGGTTGTCCAATTTATTTAGAAAATATCAAAAATCTTCATATTTTTAATATAAATGAAAAACAATATGGTATTGGTGCAAATAATTATTTAAAATGGTTTAATCATTGTAGAAAATTTGACATGCCTAAAAATATATTAACAAATAAAAAAATTTCAATTAGAGAATATGAAGAGTTATTAAATAAATGCAAAGAATATTATTCAATAAATAAAACAGATGAACTTCAAATAGAAATAGAAAAAGGTGAAAAAAAATTATTATTTTATAAACACCCAATTAGAATGTTATTTGTTATATCTGAATATATTGATTCATTAACTAATGAAATTTCTGATTATATACTAATAAATTATTTTATCAGAATTCCATGTATTTGTGAAGATTGTATATATAATTTATATAATATTGATAATAGAAATCATATTATAAGAGATTATATTTATCGTTACGAAAGTATGATTAAACTTTTTTTAGAAATTGAAAAACGATTTGATAATAATTATTATAATTGATCATTATATACTTATAATGAAATATTCAAACTTATTATTTGGTCTTATTATTGGAATAGTATTATTGTGTGTTTTCAATTCATATGATTCAATTGAAAATTTTTATTGTCCAAATTGTAATAGAAATAATTGGACAGGTGAAACAGAATGTGCAAATTGTCATAATTGCGGTTGGTGTATTGACCCTAATGGATATGGTTCTTGTGGTATTGGTGATGGTAGAGGGCCTTTCTTCAAAGAATGTCGTTCATGGTTTTACCGTGGAATGAAAATGTACGGTTCTGACCCATCTATTTCACAGTCGATTAGACCAATGTATGTTGTTTCAACGCCGTGGTATAATCCTTATGGATGGTTTAGAGGTCACGGTCGTAGACATGGTAATAGACGAAGATATGGTCGTGGTCGTAGACATGGTCGTGGACGAAGACACGGCCAACCTTAGTGTCATTACTAAAGAAATTTCATACCGTGATTATATTTTAAGTCATGTATTTTACAATATTCTTCCTTTCTTTTATGTAATTTACATCTAAATCCTGAACCACAAATTGCAATACATCTATTTTCATCTGGCGGTGGGTCTCTTTTGGATTTTGGTTTGCTATTTATTATACTTGCTAACTTATAATAAGTATCTGGGTCAAATCCCCATCTATACCATATTTTTTTATCTGGGTTAAAACAAAATCTATTATCTTTAAGAATTTGTGTTATTTGGGATGTATATCCTTTTACGTAAATGTAATTCCCCTTTGATGAAATATTAATACTCATATTATTTAAAATTTAAAATTTAATTTTTAATTGTTCAAATTTTAAATAATTTTTATTGGTTTATAATATATGTCATTTAAACCCCAACATTCAAGATTTATTAAAAATAATGATAATCTTAGTAAAAAAGAAGAGATATTGTATACGAATACATTACCATCAGTCAATCATCATTTTAATCAAAATAGAACAGATTTGGTTCCAATGCCCGGTTGTGTTGTTCAATCTGCAATGCATAATTGTGAAAATTTACAACCATTTGTTAATTATTATCAACTTAGCCAAAATCAAGAAAAATTAAATGATGAATGGAATGATATAAATATGGAAAAAAGATATAAAAATTTACAAAAAGAAAGAGACCAAGATAGTGAATTAAGAAATTTTAATCCAGTTCCATCATTTGATATGATACCTATTAATACATCATGTGCCAAAGATGTAGGTGATTATTTGTATTTACCAATAATAAAATAAAATAAAATATGATTTTTTTTTTAATAACAATAATATATTAAAATATATTATTATGATTGATATTTTTACTGATGGAAGTACAACAAACAACTCTCGAAAGAGTTTAAAAGCAAGGGGTGGGGTTGGAATATATATTCCAAAATACCCAAAATTAAGTATTAAAGAACCATATTACCTATATCCTATTACAAATCAAAGATGTGAATTTTATGCATGTATTCGGGCATTGCAGATTATTATTTCTAAAAAAAGGAAAAACAAAGTTAAAATTAAAATAATAACAGATTCAAAACACGTTATTGATACAATGACCAAGTGGGTTGAGAATTGGAAAAAAAAAGGATGGAAAAAATATGATGGTAAAACACCTATGAATTTAGATTTAATATATTTCTTATATAATTTAACAAAACAATACGAAAACGAAATTGAAGTTTCATATCAACACGTTAAAGCCCACAAAAAAGAACCAGATAAAAAAAGTACAGGATATTATTTATGGTATGGTAATTTTATGGCAGATAAATTTGCAAACACTGGTAGAGAAGATGGTGTTTAAATAAATATATATCTTTTAGTATAGTGAAATGAGCGAATATATGCATAATAAACAATTATTTGCGAAATTCATTGATGGTGATTTATTAAAATTAATTAAAATTACTTATAATATTAAAAATATAAATAACCATATATTTACAAAAAAAGATTTAAATGATAATAATATAATTACCAAACTTGAAGAAATTAAATTAGTATTATATGATTATTATTTAAAATGTAAAGGTATAAAATATTTAGAGAATATTACAATTAATAGAAGTGTAACAATATTACGACAAATATTAAAAGAATTTAATTATAAAATAACTTCAAGACATAAATATAATAATAGGAAAAAATATATCGTATATCAAATTCATAAAATAAAAAAAATAAGTAAAGATGATTTACATATGAATTTCGATTAAAACCTATATTTTTTTTATTAATTAAAAATATAATGAGTAATAATCATATCAAACCGTCAATATG